CAGGGTCTGTATCAATTCAACGCAGTCGCCATTTACGAGGCGGTAGTCGTCGGTTTTGGTTTGCTTCATGTCGTAGTCGCTTTTGAGTGTGTAGTCTTCTTCATTGGTGTATTTCACAATGCCCTCCATCATCTCGTTGAATTGCTTTTGCTTTCGGTTTATGGAGCTTGTGACGTTCTCCATCGTATCCGTAGAGATGATGTAGATGTTTACCTCCCGCTTTTGTCCGAAGCGGTACGAACGCCGGATAGCTTGGTACAACCCCTCGAAGCTGAAATCCAAAGAGGCGAATATCTGATTCGGGCAATGCTGGAAGTTCAGTCCGAATTGGGCAATCTTCGTCTTGGTGACCAGGACGCGGAACTTGCCGGCCTTAAATGCGAGGAAGGCCCGCTCCTTTTCTTCCGGCGATTGACTACCGTGAACCTCTACCGCGTCGGGGATGAGGTCCAGGATAAACTTGGCCTCTTCGTTCTGACGTACCCAAACGATAAAAGGCTCATCAGATGCGTTGACGATTTCGGCAGCCGCCTCCATGCGCGGAACTTTCGTCAGGCGCAGCTCGGTATTGAAGTTCGTTGCACTGACGGCCACCTCGTTGAACAACATTCCGTGATCGCGCTGTTCGGTTTCTACCTCGCGTTCGTGGAAGTGCAGCGGGGGCAGGATGTAGCCGTCGTCCTCATATCCTATATCGGACGGCTTGCGCAGTACACTCGACCAGGTGCCTATCCATCCGTAAAAGTCGCGGAAGGCGTGACCCTTTAGTCGGTAGTTGTTCATTCCCTCATCTCGCACGAACCACCGCATACGCATATCCGTGGCGTCCATGACGTCCAAAAATTCCGCATGGTTGCCAATTTCATTGAGGTCGTTCGGTGCAGGGGTAGCGGTACAGGCGAGCTTGTATGGCACGTCCTCGCATTGCTTCAAAATGAGCCGCTTTATTTTGCCGGTGTAGTTTTTGAGGATAGAAGACTCATCGAGCACGATCCCGGCAAACTTCGATATGTCGAGCTTGTGGAAGCTCTCGTAATTGGTAATTACGACGCTATTGAAATACGCCCGCCCTGGCTCCCACGGCACAACATGAATGCCGAACTTCTCACCCTCTGAGATGGTTTGCGCGGCGACGGCAAGGGGGCAGAGGATAAGTACGTTCTGCCCGGTGTGCTGGACTACCTGATGCGCCCATTCGAGCTGCATCAATGTCTTGCCCAGTCCGCAATCGGCGAAGATGGCATACCGCCCACGGCGGCACGCCTTCTCGACTATCTCTTTCTGAAACGGGAAGAGGTGGCGGTTCAGGTTCTCCGGGGGGGTGAACCCGACTGCAATCTTCTGCGTCAACTTGTGGTCTATGAATTCCTGATAGGTCATGCCTCTATCTGTTCGCGGTAAAACTTGAATTCCCACTTCACCTCCTGCCGGGACAGGCGACACCCGTCAGCGATAGCGTGAAGGAATGAGGAATGTCCGGTGCGGAGCTGCCGCATAAATTGGTCGTGAGAAATGCCGAGCTGTTTTTCGCATTTCTCGATGCTCCCGTATTGGGAGCGAATCATATCAAAGAATTCCATTTCCGAAGGGGTTTGTGGTTGAACACATAGCCGCCCGCCCCAGGTGGCGGTAGGGGCTGGGTTGCGCTGTTTCGGTGCGCTTGCCGTATAGGTAGTCGAGGGAACAGGCGTCGCCCTCTTTCCGGAATTGCGGATATATCATGAACCCGTCCCCGGTGTGGTAGTCCCACAGGCTGCCACTCTTGCAAGCGGTGCCGGTGATGAATCCGCGCTGGCCTCGCTTCCAGTGGTATTTCACCGCCGACCAGCACGTAAACGGAGTGCCGTTAAATAGAATCATACGTTTACAAGGGCTTTGTGCATCTTGAGGAGGATGTCCTTTTGTGCGGTGAGTTGCTTGATTTCGCAGTCGTCCGGGGTGTATTCCGCTGCGGCGTGCAGCTCTGCCCGACGGGCGTCGATGGCTTGGTAAAGGACGTCGACCTCGGCTTCAATAAGGTTCATGCAATCCATCACGGCTTCGTCCCGTCCGAGCTTATGGTTGTCGCGCGTTACGCGCTCAAGGGTTTGTTCAAAGGTCATGCGTTCTCCGTTTTGTCGATGAGGGTTTGAAGGGCTTTCAGCTTGCGGACCAGCGTCATATCGCGGTCCTTGATGCAGTACGGGGTCGCCATCTGGATGACCTCGTCGAACAGTTGTGTGTGTGTCATGGGGCAAATATATATCCAAGTTTTGCAATTGTGCAAATTTGCGCCATATCTTTGAAGGGCAAATAAGCACCCATGACTAAATACAGACAATGGTTCACTGCGGTGAACCGCGCCATCGTCGCAGAGATGGCAGTACAAAAGAAGACGCAGAAAGACCTCGCCGAGGCTTTGAGCGTACACGCGGCAACCATCAACCGCAAGCTCAAGGATCCCGGCCTCTTTACCGTCGGCGAGTTGGGCCAGGTATGCGAGGCCCTGAACATTGACCTGCAAGACCCGAAGACCTATGGTACAAGCGCAAATTGAATCCATCCAGGGGAAGGGCGACTGGCAAGGCAAGTTCGGGACCATGTACACCTTCGAGATTTCCCTGAACGATGGCACCGTCGGCGAGGCCAACAGCAAGACCGAAGAGCCGCCCTACAAGGTCGGCGATGAGGTTTACTACGAGGTCGTAAGCAACAACGAACGCTGGGGCAAGAAACTCAAGATTTCGAAGAATGGCCCGCAGGCGTTTGGAGGTAGGAAGGAAGACCCGGCCATCCAGCGGCGCATCGAAAACAGCTGGGCCATTCAGACGGCCGTGCAGATACTCGGCGTCAAGCCCGACAAGGTGACGTTGAAAGCATACTCGGTAGCCCTGCAAGAAACCGCCGAGTCGATGTTGAAGCTGCGGGACACGCTCAACCAATGAACCAACCGCTAACCTATGAGGAGCGCGTAGCGCGAATCCTGTTCCTCCGTGAGCATCGGCGCAACCTTCTATGGGAGCGGTGCGAGGGGGAGCTGGAACACAAGCGGAAGCAGATCATAGACACCGAACTTCGGCGGGTGAAGAAAGCCCTACGGAAACTCGACCCGGACAATATCTTCCCGCCATGAAGTATTGGTTCGACGGTGATGACGCGCAGCGGTGGGGGCTTCCTGCCGCTGCCGTCCTTGCCCATCTCAAGTATTGGATAGACCGCAACACGCAAGCTGGAGAGGAACCGTGCATGACCCAGGGCATGAAGGAAATGCACAAGTATTTACCGTTCCTGACCTTCGATCAAGTGCGCCGGGCTTTAGAGAAACTCGAAAAGGCGGAGGTCATCTACCGCAAGGGGAACGGCTTCGATAGGCGGCACACTTACTGTTTGGCAGAATTGCCACAAGCAAGTGGCGAAAATGCCACAACGACGTGGCAGAATTGCCACAACGACGTGGCACCATTGCCACAAGTACATATAGAAACAAATACTTCTAAGAGAACAGAGAGTAATACGCGCGAGGATTTGGAATTCCAGAGACCGACCGAGGAGCAGGTTATCGAGTACCTCACCGATCGCGGAGCCGGCGACCTTGCCCCTACATTGGGGCCGGCGTTTTGGAATTACTACGAGGCCAACGGCTGGATGGTCAACGGCACACCCATAGCCAAGTGGAAGCCTAAGGCGAACCAATGGATAAACACAGAGAGAAACAAGCAGAGCAATGACCGAAGAAAAGGATTCAACGCAAAGAACTTCACTCCGGATGGCCTCCGGGACTTTATCGATAACGGATAGTACCAAGGCCCTACTCAAGGGCGAACGTCGCTCTATGACCCCTCAAAATGCGTGGGAGGAGGGTACAAACATTCGGCGGGCGTTGCGGTTGCACCCGCAGGCGACCAGGGCATGGTTCCTCGCCGAGCTTGGAAAGCTCATCAAATTCGTCGATGCAACAAAGACCATACAGGACGATGAGGAGATGAACGAAACCGCGCGGGCCCTGCTTGAGGAGTTCCCTGCCTTCAAGCTCGAAGAGTTCGCGCTGGTCTTTGAGGGCATCAAGCGCAATAAGTTCGGCCCCATGTACGGTCGGCTGAAATTGGGCGAGCTTATGGAGTGCTGCCGCAAGTGGGAGGAACGCCGCGCGGAATATTTGGAGCGTAGGCATCGTCCGGAATACGACCCGAACCGCAGGCATGGGGGTGAGAAAGAGCCGCGCAAGGCTATATTGCTGACCACCGAGGACCTCATTGCCCTCGGACAAATCAAACCGCCGGATGAGTGACGGGATCTTCGCGGCCATCGCCATACTGACCTTCGCGCAAGTGGGGGTGGAATACTACTCCGAGAACCAGGTGCGCCTATTCAGCCTCGTTGTCTTTGCTTTGGCGTGTGTAGGACTGCTGGCATGACGCGCAAGAAACTCATTCAACGGCTCGATAAGGTATTCAGTCAATGGGTACGTAGGAAGGACGCGGACCACCGCGGATACGTTGAGTGCTGGACGTGTGGGAAGGTCTTGCCGTGGTCCCGTGTCGATGCCGGTCACTTCCAATCCCGCGCAAAGTTCTCGACGCGGTGGGACGAGATGAACGTAAAGCCCCAATGCAAGGGGTGCAACGGCTTCCGGTCCGGGGAGCAGTTCAAATTTGCCCGAAAGCTCGATGCGGTATACGGACAGGGGACAGCCGAGGAAATAGAGCGCATCAGCAACCAGACGAGGAAGTACAGCGTAGAGGAATTGGAGGCCCTGATCGATGTATACAATCGCCGCCTCCGCAAACTATAGACCATGCCCGACCGCCTATTCTGGTTCATCATGATTCTCATCATTAAGACGCTCCTCGGGGGATGAGCCTCGACGGATACCTCGCCCGCAACTACGACGACCTCCTGCAAGCGGCGTACCGTATCGCAGGGCGCGACGGTCCCGACCTGCTGCACGAGGTTATCCTGCAACTGTACTCCACCAAGCAAGAAACCCTCGACGGACTACTGGAACGGGGACAGATGAAATACTGGGCCCTGCGGGTCATGGTCAACAACTACAACTCCAAGACGTCGAGGTATCACTACAAGTGGAGGAAGGACGCCGAGCGGCGGCGCAAGTTCTCTCGGCACATCGTCGAGTGGTGGGATGGGGATGGGGTAGCGGCACACCGCGACGCGCTACTTTCCCATATCGAGGAACGCCTCGCCGACCTGCCCTGGTTTGATGCGGAGGTGTTCGCCATATATTTCGAAGACGGCCACACCCTCGATTCGCTCAGC